CAATTGGTCTAAGTTTTCGTCTTTTTGCATTTTCAAATGTTCTACATGTGAATAAGAATAGTCTGTTGAGTGGATCAGGACCGCTTGCTCTACCTCCGAATGTTTTTAGTATTTCTCCAGCTTTTCGTACCTTACTCATATCCCATGTAGGTATTAGTCCTGCGTATAAAAGACTAATGAGTTCACGGAATGCTTTAGCCCAACCAAGTTTACTGTCTCGTACATCTATACACGTGTCAGTGGGATGCAACTCTGATGGTACTACAGGTAACTGTGAGGTGTACTTTTCTTCTACACTAAAACCTACACCTGTACCGTTCATAAGTGTGTACAAAACCTCATCAAAACTACGAATGGTATCAATGGGTAAGTATGAGCAGTTGTACCCTGCTACATTCTCCTTTTCTAATGCTGGTCCTGCTGTCATTAAACAACGCATACTAGGCATTACTTCTAACTCTAGTACTGCATCTTTTAATTCATTAAACTCATCAAGTTTAACACTATAGTTTTGGTTCCTTGATAAGTGGTCTAGGAAAAATCTAAAGTATCTGCCTACTGTCTCTTCCCATGTCTCTCTTCTTCCACTGTCATAGTTCCACCTTGAGTACCTGGATAGGTGAATAAACTCCTGGTATGTAGTAGGCAGTTTATGCATTGGCTTCCTCCCTTTCAATCAACCAATTAAGATATACCTGTGCCTTTCTAAGATCCCTTACACCACCTTTATGTGGGTATCTGGATACGTATTTAATAATGTTACCTTCAAGGAAATCCATTTCGTTTGCCTTTATAAAATCTATAGGTTCTATACCAAAGTTATCTGTGTAGTGCTGTGGGTTTTCAAACTCATCACGATCCATAAGGACTCCATAATACAGGTTTATTATTTACGTACTCTCCATGCCTGAGAATACGTGCCATACGTGCGTTCATAATCGCATCGTCTTCAGTCAGACCTGCTTTAATGTAGGTCTGTTTCACTGCTTCCCAAAGGATTGAGAAGTCACTTGTATTTAGGTCCAGTACTTTCTCTGCTGACTTTGGACCGATCTTAGGACATCCTTTGTAGTTGTCTGTAGTGTCACCAGTGAGAGTTTGAGTAAGGAACTGGTAGTCTGCCATTTCCTCTGTGTGGTAGTAGGTCATACTGAGAGCATCATCCCAGTGAAACCCTGGTACTGTAAGAAGATCTTTGTCCTCACTTACAACCACACGTTGAACCTCGTCATCAATCTTTGATGTATGTATACCAATAACATCATCAGCTTCTAATGTAGGTTCGATGATACAGGAGTAGTTCTCCTTGCAGTAATCAATTGCAGGAACGTAACACATAGGTTTCCGTGTAGTAGCACGATGAAACTTATAATTTGGATTTAATTTTTTCCTGAAATTATTTGACCCACTGAAACACAAAACTACACTGGTAGCCTCCATGCGTTCTCGTAGGTCAACTACTGCATCATCTATTAATGTTTTTACCTGTGCTAAATCACAGTGCATAGTCCACAAATCATTCTTCCAATTGATAGGTTCCTCACAGGAAGATGTCATTCTGTAGACCCATATATCTGCATCAACAAAGGCAATAACTTGGTCAGGTACTTTCTTCATATAGATATGTTTGGACGAAGAGTGTAGGTTTCTGGGTTGTTCAAGTCGTAACAGTACTCTGGGTACTTATTTAAAGAGAAGTTAGTCTTACTTCCTAACTTGTCAAAAGGAACTACATAGACATGAGGAAATTTAGCAACGCAAAGATAATCAAAATCACCTTCGACATATCTTTCTGCTGGTTTATCTTTCCATCTTGATCTTGCTAAATTTGTGTAGTCTCTTTCCTTTCCTATTGTCTTAACTTGTAACATCCTGAATCTCCCATCTCGTTCAACAATAAAGTCAACCTTGTTCTTAGGATTCAACGGCTGATATATGTTGTAATGCCACATGTGGAACAAATAACATATAAGATGTTCTCCTGCTTGACCTGTGTAGGAGGTGTTAATGTGTTCCTGCCCAACTACTTCCATAGGAGTACTCACCTGTAAGGGGGATTCTAAATTTGTAAGTATCCCCTGCAACTCCAATTGCTCTGACCGCAATTTTTCCGATTTCATCTTCAATCCCTTCACGAACTAACATTTGTATTTCATCATGAACGAATGCCACCTGTGCGTAGTCCTTACCATATTCATACTTGGACTCTTGGAGCATTCGATCCAGTTCGACCACCCATCTTTTACAGATGATTGCACCTGCGGATTGCAGTAGAGTGTTTAGAGCAGCATGTTCAGATCTGATCGGTACTTTTCGACCATCCAGACCTAAGACCCAACCCTGTTTAGCACGTTTTTGCACTGCTTGTTTGAGGTTCTTTAATGCAGGTAATTGTGTAAGAAATTTATCCTTTAGTTTCTTTCCTTCTTTAGCCCCCTTCCCAACGATTTGACCGATCTTGTTGTCTCCTGCACCATACAAGAAACCGTATATAAAAGTTTTCGCTTGGTCCCTTGTATCAAGTCCAGCAGCTTCTTGATTGGCAGTATGAATATCGTCTTCAAGAAGGATCTTACCGTATGAACCACCGTCAAACCTCCCCATATAGTGAGCCAAGCACCGCAGTTCAAGACCAGAAATATCAGTTCCCAAAAGGGAAAAGCCTTCATCTGATTTAAAAAGCGTTCTGCACTGCTTCCCATAGGGTGCTTTAACGCTCGGAACTTGAGCGAGGTTCGGATGCGAATGAGAGCAACGACTTGTGACTGACCCCATTGTGTTGACCCTGCCATGTAACCTTCCGTTTCTTTCGAGTTTAAGCCATGCTTGATCACCTTCTGCAAGTTGACCAATCCTTTTGTTCAACATAAAGTACTCTGCCATTAACTGAGCTTCAGGGAAGTCCAATGCAAGAAGGACTTTCTCATCCACCTTTGCTTCACCTGAAGGTGTAAACTCTATCGGTTCCCATCCTCGTAACTCTTTTAGTCTCTTTGCAATGTGCTGTCTTGAGTTAGGATTGAAGTCCACGATCTTAATCTTGTGATACAATCCTTTCTTCCGTTCTCCCTCATCTAAGATCCACGATCCAAATGCAGATCGTAATTCTTTGAAAAGAATAGACCGTCTTTCTGACAAAGTTGCATAAAGAGAAGCAGCTTTCGGTACGTCAAATGGAAAACCGTAGTGTTCCTGCTTGTAGCAAATGTCTGCTACCTTGTGCTCAAGATCAGATGCTGATTCAGAAGTCTTGTTGTACAGTTTCGTGTACAGTTCTTCTGTGACCTCAACATCTTGGATACAGTAATCAACCATCTCTTCTGATAGTTCTGTGAATGCATTATCACCATTACCGTAATCACCTTTGAGCTTCTGTAGTCTGTGACCCCATGCTTCCAGGGAATGACTGCCCCAATAACGTGTAGACATCGCCTTAGACTTTGAATCACGTGCTCTCATGTCTGAGTAAATCAAACGTGAAAGTACAAGTGTGTCTGTGACGTTCTCAATGTCCATCGTGTAACCGTACAGTCTCTTTAGTACCTCAAGATCATACCCAATCAGGTTGTGTCCAATGAGATGCTGATCCTGTACTCTTGCTAGACCCTCTTTGATTTCTTTGTCACCTGTTAAGACCCATCGTTCACCTGAATCAATGTTCTTAATCACGATGACAAAGACTTTACTTACAGTGTCAAGCAAACCATCTGCTTCTAAATCAAGAATGTATCTATTCATTTTGCTCTCTCGCTGGAGTTGCCCTGAATTTATACTGGTTTCTCTCCTCTAAGTTCCATCATGCACTGAGTTGTAAACTGTGCTGACATGTGTTGTCTCGTAGGAGAATCTATAATTAAAAACTGTTCGTAGCTGATCTCTTTTCTAAGAGCATCTGTTACACAGTCACACAGCACAGCCTTTACCATAGCTGGTGTGTTAGGTTGGCTTTGATGTACCGCATTGTTACATGCCATCCACAATGTTCTTAAAGAAAGGGTACTGTAATCGCCCTTGTATTTTTGATCTTTCCCAAATGCAGGCTGGAAGCACGTATTCAGGAATAATATGCAAAACGCATTTATCAAAATCGCTCTAATTTTTTCCATTAAAAATCCGAGGTTTCATTGTTCTTATTAAATCCATAAGGATCGTCATCAGACTCATGATCGAAGTCTACTTCTGTCATTCGACCTGTCTCTTTGGAGTACTCAAGTTTAGATGCTATACCAGTTTCACCTGTCCACCTGTTTTTCAGTACTCTAAGTGTAGTCAGATTAGGATTCTCACCTTGTTGGTCACGTTCGCATCCAATACAAAGGTCTGATAGTTGAGCTATACCATGACTCCCTCTAAGTTGGCTCAGAGAGGTACGTGCTCCATCTTCATGACCTTTATCACCGTTTGGTCTTCGTAAATGAGAGACTAAAATGAGTCCACACTGCACTTCTTCTACAAGTGAGCGTAATTTGGTCATAATATAGTCAAGCATCCTTCTTTCATCACCTCCCTGCATACCTGAGATGACAATACTTATGTGATCAAGAATCAAATACTCACATCCTAGACTCTTAACCATGTAGCGAAGTTTGTTGAGAAGATGTTCAGGGTCCATACTTCCCCAATGGTCATAGAGAAACAGGTTTCCTGTACCTAATGTCTCATTAAATGCCTGTCTGAGTTCGTCTTCTTCTACTTCAATATTTTGAAGGTGTATAGGCTTGTTCAAGTATAGCCCTACAAAACCTAGTGCAGTCCTTCTGTTGTTCTCCTCTAATGCTAAATACCCAACCTTATGACCCATAAGCATTAAGTGATTAGCAATCTCACGACATACTTGAGACTTACCTACACCACTTCCTGCTGTAATGGTGACAATCTCACCCTTACGAATACCTTGAGTCATGGAATTTAGAGAATTAAAAGGATATGGAGAAGACTCCATCTGCTCCTGTGAAGCAATCAGGTTCCATAAATCCTTGGCATCAATAATACCGTCTGGTCTATGAACTTTTGCTCCCCATATAGCATCAACCAACTCCCTTTCTCGTCCCTCCATTATCATGTCAGAAGGGTCTTTTAAAGGAAGTGATGCTACCTTAACTTTCCCTGGAGAGAATAATGGAACACAGTCCTCAACAGCTTTTGCTCCTGCATCATCTTGATCGAACATCAAGACCACTGTTTCAAACTGCTCAAGCCATTCCAGTTCACGTGCTAAAGCCTTCCTAGCTCCAGCAGCACCGTTAGGGATACTGACCACGGGCCATTTGTTTCCCAAGGCTTGCGACAGTGAAAGTGCATCAACCTCACCTTCAACT